CCTGGCCAGTCTATCTACTTTCACTCCGGAACCAACGAGTTGCTTGGCTCGGTAGTGTGGAAGACCAAAATCTACACACCTTGGCCGATCAATGCCGTCGAGTTCGCTACACCCAGCCAGGGTTCTCCGGCACGACCAAAGCTGCAGGTCGGCAACTTCGGCGGCACCATCTCTGCGTTATGTCGTCAGTATGAAGACCTGCTTGCAGTGAAACTCAAGCGCCGTCGCACGCTGGTCAAATACCTGGACGCGGTGAACTTTTCCGCCGGCAACCCTACGGCCAACCCGGCCGAAGAGTACCCGGTTGAAACGTGGATCATCACGCGCAAGGCCAACGAAACGCCGGCCGCTATTGAGTTCGAACTTGGTTCACCGCTTGATCTGCAGGGCGTCAAGCTCCCGCGCCGCCAGGTGGAGGCCGGCACTTGCCTGTGGGCGTACCGCTCGGGGGAGTGCAGCTACGCCGGCGGCCCGGTGGCCGACTATGCCGACAATCCAACCAGCGATCCCGCCAAGGACCAATGCAGTCGGACCATGAGGGGCTGCAAGAAACGTTTTGGGGAGAATGGCGAGCTTCCTATCGGCTGCTTCCCGGGCATTGCCCGCGTACCGAGGTTGTGACCATGAGTGAAGTATTCAACAAGTGCCGGGCTGACGCCGAGGCGCATGCCCGCGTCGAGTATCCTCGCGAGTCGGTCGGCTTGGTCGTCAGCGTGCGCGGCAAGCCTTCCTATGTGCCGTGCCGCAATCAGTCCGAAGAGCCGGATCACTTTATCCTGCATCCGGAGGACTACGCAGCCGCCGAGGATATGGGCGATATCATCACCGTCGTGCACTCGCATCCTGACGCCGGCCCAGAGCCAAGCCTACATGACATCGCCAGCCATGCTGCCAGTCGCATGACCTGGTGGATTGTCGGGCTGAAGGATGGCGCTGCAACCTGGCATGAGATGCCGGCCGCCTGCGAAATGCCGCTGGAAGGCCGTGTGTTCGTGCATGGTGTCATCGACTGCTACACCTTGGTGCGAGATTACTACCGACAAGAGCTCGGTATCACTTTGCCGGACTTCCACCGCAAGGACGACTGGTGGCACAACGGCGAGAACCTGTATGTCGATAACTTCGCCAGGACCGGATTTGTTCCCGTCGATACTCCCGAGCAAGGCGACCTGATTGTTATGGCGATCGGCAGTCCGACCCCGTGCCATGGCGCGATCTGGCTGGATGGCGACGTGCTGCTGCATCACCTCTATGGCCGCCTGAGCTGCAAAGAGGTCTACGGCCGCGCCTATCGTGAATGCACGACACATATCATGCGCTACACGCGATAGGCCCTGTATTTGTGCGCAACCTCCCTGTTAGAGTCGCCAAAACACTGGGAGGCTCAACATGCGGAAAACTCTAACGGCCTTGGCGCTGATTGCGCTGGCTGGGTGCTCGACAACAGGTCTTGAGCGGGGCCAGCCAGCTTTTGCTGGGCAATCTGACAAGACTCCGCAAGAGTTTTCGCGGTGCCTTGCCCCAAAATGGCAAGAGTTCAATTCATCGACCAGTTCAGTTGAAACAGAGCGCGGATACAAAATAGCCGCCTCGTCAGCTTTCTCTGGAGCGGTCGCTCTAGCGATTGTCGACAGAGCGAGTTCCGGATCATCCGTTCGGGTCTTCCTTCCCATGGATTGGGCAGGGACTGCCGGTTGGAAAGACTCTGCAAAAACCTGCATTTAAGCCACTGAACAAACATAGCCGCCTCCGGGCGGTTTTTTATTGCCCGGAGAAAAGTATGAGCGCTGTCACCGACAATGGAATGACCAGAATTTTGCTCTCGGGCAGCCTCGCAAAAGCCTGTGGGCGCGAACATTTTAAGACGCTCGAAACTGGCACGGCGAGCGAAGCCTTCAGCGCACTGAAGAACACAGTCCACGGGTTTGAGGATTTCATTCGCTCCTCTGCTCGCCGAGGGCAGCGTTACGCCATTTTCCGCAACCGCGAGAACGTAGGTGAGGACCGGTTCGCCTTGAGCGGTACCACCGAGATTCGCATCGTTCCGGTTATCGCCGGCAGCAAGAACGGCGGTCTGTTTCAGACCGTCCTTGGCGTTGCACTGGTGGTCGTCGGCGTTGTTGTTACCGGCATGAGCTTCGGCAGCGCTGCTCCGGTCGGCGCCGCATTGATAGCGACAGGCATTGGTATGGCTATCGGTGGCGTTGTGCAAATGCTCACGCCCCTACCTAAGACGCCAAACCAACAAGACCAAGCCAGTACCGAGAACAAACCCAGCTACCTCTTCAACGGCGCATTCAACTCGACACAGCAAGGCCTCCCTGTGCCCGTGGTTTACGGCCAGATGCTGGTCGGCTCCAGCGTTATTACCGTCGGTACCTGGTCGGAGGCGCTACCGGTATGAGCGAAGTAATTATCGGTAGAAAGGGTGGCGGGAAAGGCGGTAGCAGTAGCAGCGGCACCGTGCGCGCCGCTGTAGAGGCTCCGGACAGCCTGCGTTCGCGTCAGCATGTGCGGGTGCTGCACGCAATCTGCGAGGGGGAGATTGATGGCATTGTCGGTGGCGACCAAGGGATCTTCTTCGACGATGTACCGCTGCAAAACTCCGACGGCAGCTACAACTTTTCCAGCGTCAGCATCGATACGCGCACCGGCACCCAGTGGCAGAGCTATATGCCGATCACTGGGCTTGAAGCTGAGCAGTCCGTTGGCGTCGAGCTTAAAGGATGGGTTCCCATCGAGCGCGCCATCACTGACACCGATGCTGATGCAGTCCGGGTGACTGTCAGCGTTCCGCAGCTGTTCTCACAGAATACGCAGAACGGCGACACGGGCGGCTCTTCAGCGATTTTCCGCCTCGAGGCCAAGCTTGGCAGTGGCGCTTGGTATCAGATGTGCGAAGACATTCTGATCAATGGCAAAACCATGAGCCGCACGCAGTTTTCGTACTATCTGCGTTTGCCGGTATCTGGCGGCCTACCGCGCTATATCCGGGCAACCCGAATGGGGGGCGATTCGACCAGCTCTACGGTCCAGAACCGAACTTTTTTCGACTCGTTTACGCTTCTGTGGGACGAGAAGCTGCGCTATCCGAATACCGCGCTGTGCGGCGTCAGCATTGATGCTCAGCAGTTCGCCAGCATTCCGCGTATGGCCTTTCTGGTGCGCGGACTCAAGATTCTGGTTCCAAGCAACTACAACCCCGCAACGCGCACGTACAGCGGTTCCTGGAGTGGCGCATTCAAGCGTGCCTGGTCTGATAATCCGGCCTGGGTCTGGTACGACATGCTGACCAATACCCGCTATGGGCTGGGCGGGTTGCTCGATACGGCGCTGGTCGATAAGTGGTCGCTGTACAACATTGCCCAGTATTGCGATGCGATGGTCCCAAATGGTTACGGCAAGTTGGAGCCGCGCTTTACCTGCAACCTCGCGCTGACGACTCAGCAGGACGCTTGGAAGCTGGTAAACGATATGGTTTCCGTGTTCCGCGCTATTTGCTTTTGGGCTGGCGGCACGTTGACAGCGGTGCAGGACGCGCCGCGCTCCAGCCGATACCTGTTCAACAACTCAAACGTGGTCGGTGGCGACTTTAGCTATCAGTCGGTCGCATCGGATCAGCGCTATAACGTCGCCGCTGTCACCTGGAACGACCCGAACCAGCAATATAAGCAGACGGTCGAGGTGGTCGAGCGTCCCGAGCTGATCGCCAAGTGGGGGCGTATCCAGCAGAGCGACGTTGTGGCTGTTGGCTGCACCTCTCGCGGACAGGCCCGTCGTTTGGGTCGCTGGTTGTTGTATGCCGAAAGCGAAGCGGTCACCTTTGCGTCTGGTGCAGATGGGGCTATCCCGCTTCCTGGCGACATCGTTGATGTGGCGGATGCATTCAGGGCTGGCGCACGCAATGGTGGGCGGCTTTTGGCGGGGAGCACCGCATCAACTCTACTGCTGGACGATCCCATCGGTGTGGCGGGCGCTGGGTTCGTCAAGGTGATCATGCCTGATGGCTCATGTGCGACAGCGGCGGTCACCGTAGGAGCCGGGGCTACTTCAATCGCAGTATCACCTCCGCTTGGCGCTACGCCGCTGGCTACAACTCCATGGGCATTTTCGACGGCTGCACTGGAGACGCAGAAGTTTCGCGTCATTGGTATCAGCGAAGGCGACGAAGGCACGTACGCGATCAGCGCCGTGGCGTTTGACCCCGATAAATTCAACCAAGTCGAGTACGGCACACCGGACGTCGACAATCCGACCAGCATCGTCAACCTGGGCAAGCCAGATGCAGTCGGTCAGCTGACATTCTTCGAATCGCTCTATGACACCGGCACCGGTTTGGCTGCCGCGCGACTGTCGGTCAGCTGGACCCAGTCGGCGCGGGCGATGCGCTATCAGATCGAGGTAATGAAGCCGGGAGGGAACTGGGAGTATGTCGGTGAAGTGTCGACGCCCAGCATCGACTTCGATTCTGCATCCTCGGGCCTGTGGTCCGTTCGTGTTACGCCAAAGTCCGTGCTCGGCCTCTCCGGCGAGGCATCGATCCAGACCTATACCGCTCAGGCGTTGCTGGCGCCACCGACAGCGCTAGTCGGCCTGAGGCTGGACGTCATCAACAGCGTAGCAACGCTGGCGTGGGACCCTGTTCCAGAGCTGGACGTGAAGCTTGGCGGCAGTATCGCCATTCGTCATGCACGCAATACCTCTGCCACTTGGGACTCCGCGTTGCCGCTGATCGAGGTAGCGGGGCGCTCGACGTCGTCCGTGGTGGCTTTGCTGCCGGGCAAGTACCTGGCGCGTGCGGTCGACTCCTCGGGAGTCGGCGGACCTATCACCGAAGTCTGGTCAGATGCGCAGGCAACTCTGCCGTCCAACGTGGTACTGACCATTACCGAGTCGCCTGCCTTCACCGGGGCGGCTGTCAATGCAGC